TCTCTGGCCAACCATTTTGTTGACATACATGCTCTTGCAATAAAGTTTCTAGCCAATCTAAACTATCTATTACAACAGTTTTGTATTCGCTCTTTTCCTCTATCAATGATTTCAGATTGCCTTCAAACTCTTCATAGCTTTGTGCTACAGGAAAGTGAGGACATTCTATCTTACCAATACCATCTTCTGTCTGCACAATGATAGGTTTGTTCATTGACGCACCAAAAGATGTTTTACCGATACCGCCTGGACCATACAAAGTAATGATAGGAGGTTTAAGTTGTGCTTTTGTTCTTATATTAGCTAACGACATTAGATTCCTCTTTAGTTTGCATTTTTTTTGGAGGTTCTAATATTGATTTCATTCTTATTTCATAAGTGCTTAGTAAAACTCGCAAGTCATCAGCATTTTGTTCCACCATAGTTAATGCGTTTTTTTTCTCTAACCAGCGGTTATATAAAACCTTTGCATCATCTGGCATTTCATCAACAACATACTCAGGGCCGTCCCCAAATTGTATTGTGTTTTTTGGTGCTTTTGGCACATTTTGTTTTGTATTATCTTTTTTAGACATTTACATTCTCCTTCTTTTTTAGGTTATAAGTATCACATATACTTCTAGCATTACACCAGCGACAGCCAGCTTCACTATAATTATATGTGGGTATTTCTTCAAAACACGCCTCTGCGGCTGGCTTTAAAGTTTCATAGCCCCACTCAACCAGGTTAATGGCTGATATGTAGTATGATCGGATATGGCCGTCTTTGTGCCAACCTCTTGGCTGCACAATGGTCATTTGAACTTCTGTATCTTCGTTACCATAACGAGATAATGCACCTAAAGCATAGATGCGTAACTGTGGATTGTCAGGCTCTACAGCCCATTTACCAGACTTTAAATCTACTATTTCTAAATGGTTTTTGTTTATTAATATAGCATCAGCTGTACCCCATAGATCGCTATGTATCTCTGGCATCCTAACCTTTTCTTCTATGAGTGGTCTCGCTATATCAAGATCGTGCATACGCTTGTCAATGTATTCTACATATACCTTTGCACAATCAACCATGTCTTGATCTACTGTAATGTCAAAATCTTCCACATGATGTGTACTACCAAGATAGTATTCTTCAAGCGTTAAATTTTGCAATCTCCCTTTTAATAATGTTTCTACCATTTCATGTATCAATGTACCTGTTGCGGCTGGCACGCCCACCTTATATTCTACATTCTGCGCAAGTTTAGGCATACCTGGACATGACATCCAGATCTTTGCTGCGCTTGGACTAAGTAATGCGTGTGCCATCTACGGATCTATAAGAATCTTCTTCCATTTTAACGACATCTTTAAGATCATATCTAATCTTACCACCTATTTTAAAGTAGTTTGGTCCTTGCCCTCTGTGTCGTCTGTTGTCTATAGATTTTTTTGTAACGCCCCAGCGTTTTGCTAGTTCGTTCGCATCTATAGTCTTGGAAATGTCAAAATTAATTTTGTCATCAGATTCAAATATTTCCATAATTTTCCCTTTTTTTATATTTAAGTGTTAATATAGCATAATATTACTTAAAGTGGAGAAAAAAATGAAAAAAATTATCAATGAAGAATGGGATCAATCAATAGATAGATTAGCTACCAATAATCAGGTAGACGGAAACCATTACAAACAGCATACCATACAGCCGATAGAATATATATATGCAAATAAATTAAGTTACAACTTAGGTAGCACACTTAAATATATAACTAGAGATAAAGGTGGTAAAGAAGATAGAATTAAAGATCTTATGAAAGCCAAACACTTTATAGATTTAGAACTAGAAATGGTTTACGGAGTAGATCAACAAGGCGAAAACTTAGGCAAGTATAGTATTGAAGTTACTATTGGTTAAAACCTTGCGATAAAGATTCTAAATATTCTTGTCTTTGTTGTTCTTGTATTGGACCTGTAACTGCAATTATATTTATAACTCTATTAACAGCTTCAGCAGATTGTAAGTCTGTCTTAGCTAATTTTACAAGTTCGGAAACTGAATTTTTGCTTGTAAAAACTTTTGCTAGGTCTGACATTGTTTTTTGTTGTAAAAATTCACCATATCTGCTTGCAAACTTTACTCTCCACATAAAAGATCCTATTTGTGCAGCAGTTTGTGGTAAATTTCTTGCATTGGGGGGCATTGATGGATTGTCTATGTTTGCAATTCTTGCTGTTCTTTTAAGTAGTTCGTTAAAATTATTAAATCCAATTAACAATTCTCTTTCATTTACATTATTTGCTTTTGCGACACCTTTTAACACTTCATTAAAATTTTTTCTTTGCGCGGGCGTGCCTGCTAATGATTTATATAAATCAAAACCAGATTTTAAAGAATCGCCACCTGGTTTTGTAATAAAAGATTTATTTGCTACATTTTCGATATAAACTCTAGCTATACTTGGAAAGGCATTTTTATCAACACTATTAAGTGTAGTGTAAGTTTTTTTAATATCGTTTACATTATTTTTTGATGGATCAAAAACAAATGCTTTTATTTTAGCTGGTGTTACACCTTTACCCAATACTTCAACATTGTCTAACACGGGTTTAACCACTTCGTCAGATAACCTTGCAAAAGTATCTTGCGCGTTTCTATAATTAATATTTGTTCTTAATTGATTATCTAAATTATTAAGTATGCCCGTATTGCTTTCATTAAATAATGTATATCTGCCCTCTTTATCAATAAATCTTCTTTGATCTGCTATACCAGTTTTTGAATCTTTAATAGCTTCGTCAAATTCTCTTTTAGCAGAACTTAATTTGTTAATATTTGTTTCAGGTATTTTATTAGCTGCATCTTGTGTTAATCTGTTTTTAAGCTGTTGTAATTTTTTTATGTTTGGATTGCCTTGTGCAAAACCAGCTATAACATTATCGATTTGTCCTAAAACATTAATTATTTGTGCTTCATCTAAGTTTTCTACATTAGAAACTATATAACCAGCATCTTCTGCTTGTATTCTTCTAAATTGTTCTGCGTTTTTAATGGCTTTATCTGAGGCTCCGCTTATATTTTTCATTACTTTTCTAACACTTTCTGGTTCTTGAACTATTTTATCTAGCAGATTTTTTGTAATATTTTTTATTTCTTCAGGTCTGTTTTTTAAATAATCGTACATGATTTTACCGCCCTTATCAGAACCATATACAATCTGTCCAACACCTGTTACAACTTTATTATCTATTAGTTCTGGTGCTGTAATAGCTAAACCAAGTTGCTTGGCCTGATTTTCAAGTTCCTCTGCAATAGCTATTTCTTCTTTTGATACACCTTTTAAAATTTCTTTAGAATATTTAGCTGCTCTGCTTGGACTAAGTGCATAACCTGTGCCTAGTGTAGATAGCAAAGTTAAAGGTGCGGCTTGTAATGGAGAAAGTCCAATTTGTTCTTGTGTTTCTTGGACCGCTCCGCCAACACCACCTAAAGCTGTTGCTTGCCCTAAAACTTTTGGAGTTCTTGCAAAAACCCCGCCTGGTGCTACAAACTCAGATATGGTTTCTGCATATTGTCCAGGTGTAGTAGTAGGTTGAAATTGAGTTACAGATTTTGCGCCTGGTATTTTTTCTAATGTTTTTAATAAAGTTTGTTGCGTAGGAAATAAAACTCCTGGTTCTCCTGATACTGCACCAGTTTTTTGTGCTGTTTGTAATAGTTGTGTTACTGGATCTCTACGAAAACCAGTTATAAATTGACTTGTTGGGCTTATTTGCTCTGCAAGAGCGGGTAATCCAGATAAACCTGTTAAACCACGAACTCCGCCCGTAACAGCACCACGCAAAACATCAAGAGCATTTTCTCTTCTTGTTTGTTTTTTTTCTTCTTGTATTCCAGTTTCAAGTTGTTGTAATGCTGCATTTTCATTTTTTATTTTTCTTATTTCATTGGCTAATGCTGTAGCATCTTCAACATTACCAGCTTGATCTGCTTGTATAAGAGCCTGTTCTAGTTGTGCTAATGTTGCCATTATCTAACCCTGTGGTGGATATTTGTCTAATATAGATTTAATGTATGGTGTTGTTTGAGTTGTACTTGGTTGTGTAAATGGGTTGACAAATGAACCCAAAGAACCAATAGCATTAATTTGATCAATTACTTCTTGATTATTTTGATTTAATCTTTTTGCTAGTTCGCTTACAATTTGGTAGTCAGATTGTATTCTTTGTGTAACATCTTCAAAAAGAGCTACTTTTTGTTCTGCATTTACACCTTTAGATAAAATGTCTAAAGCATTTTGAAAATCTCTGTCTGATAAACCTCTACCTGTTTGACCTCTAGCAGCTGCAAAAGCAAAAGCTAAATCTTTAATTCTTGATTCAGAAATATTAGAAGCCAATGCAACATCTTTTATTTTTTTAGCATAATCATTACCCTCTAAAGAAACAGATGCTTTTTGTAAATCTTGATAGGCTTTTGTATCTTTGTTGTTATCTATTAGACTTTGAAAACCAGCTATATTAGATGTAACAAATGTATAAGCGCTCGCGCCACCTGCAACTAATTTGTTAGCCGCTTCTGGATTTTCTGCAAGAATTTTACCCGTTTCGTTTAAACCTTTAATTAATTTTTCTGAAGCTATAAATTGTTCTTTAAGGGGTTCAATTAATTTATTGGTTGCTTCTTTGTTGCTTGGCGCTGGATCTTCGCCTGTAGGTATGTTTGTAATTCTAAATCCTTTTGTTTTAAATTCATCAGTATTTACAGCAGCTTCTTCTCTTGTCATATTCATTACAAAATTACCCTCTTGATCAACTATTTGTACTAATGGACCAGCAGGTTTTATACCTAAAAATGGTTTTGGATCTATTCCAAATTTAACTAATCTAGCTGCATTAGCAAATTTAGGATTTTTTGCAAGTTCATTTAGTAAAGCATCACGCTCTGCTATTTTTTTTCTACCTTCAAGCATAGCCTGTCTTTGCAAGGTGTTTGCTATAGGATCTCGTCTGCTTAAAACATCTGATAAAGCGCTAAGTCCTAAACCT